CGTGTGCAACCAAACAGGCAGGTGGGAATTTTGGAAAAAATCAAAACCAAGGTTAATTTTGTTTGGGAAATGAAATTTCAATCCAGATTCCCACCTGCCTGTTTGGTTGCACACGCCTCTAGTAATAACCTCAATAAGATTTATTGGAAAATGGAATAGGAATTTAGTGGGTGGCAGGAGGAGAATGGTCAGCCACAACCGTCTCGGGCGGCGCCGAAGAAAACATCGAAGCGGCAAAGGTTGGCTGGGCCGTGATTGACTCGACGGGTTCAGGCGTTCCGGCAGGTGCAGGCTCAGCCTGTGGTGCCACGGTGCATTGGCCGGTTGTCAAGTCACAGCTGGACCCCGGGGCGGGAGCTGCCTGGCTCTCTGCCTGGGGTGCAATCACAGCCGCCGGAACCTGGCGAGGCTGGCCACTGGGGGCCTGAGGTGGCGCGGCAGGGGTCTGATGAGCACCTTGATCCCCTCCCCCGCCACCATGCATGAGGTGGTGCATCTGGGCCTGGAGACGCTGGACCTCTGCCATCAACATTTGGTTGGCATTCTCCGTCTGGCGCAACTGGTTGGTGAGCTGGGTGACGTGGTCGTTCTTGCGGTTGAGGGAACTCTCGAAATTTGCCTTGAGGTCCGTGATGGTCTGTTCCTGCTCCTTCACCTTGGACTCCACCTCTTCTTCTCCTTCTTCCTTGATACGCTCCGCCTCTCGGAGCTGGAAGGATATTTCTTGGATCTTTTTGGTCATTTCGTCATTGTCCGACTGGCAGGTGGTCATGGCCCGGCGCTGGGACACAATTGCAAAAATGGCAATGAGCAAAAAGAACACGAGGGCGAGGATGACAACCAATTGAAGTTTCATGGTTTATCAGGTAGTGACAAGGCATTTGGAAAAAATCAACCAATTTTTGTTAAATCACCAAGCCACACGCGCGAAAAATGGAACGAATTGGTGTTACTATCCGAAAGAGAAATTCAACTCAGTTTCTTTTTCTCCGAAAAAGGATCAACATTCTAAATGACCTCTCGCAGATCCAAAGAGGCCAAGGTGCCCAACCAATCACCAAGCCAACCCTACTTTTATGTGGGCGACCGCTTCTGTGTCAACTTTGACTTCAAAAAGCCTTATACCCACAAGCACAAAATGGTAGTGGGTCCGTGGAAGGATCGTCGTGCCTTGATTGAGTGCATGTTTGGTTATCACAATTATGCTACCTACTCAGCCTCCTTGCAGGACATTGGGTTTGATCCAAAATGGAAGACGCGGGCATTTCGTGCCTACATCAAGGGTTACTATTGGCGAGACTTTGCAGATGCAAAGGGGGATTTGACCAAGTGCACCCCTATTCCAGACTCGGCCAAGATTAAACCCAATCAATGGATTGTTGTGTCTTCCCATACCTTGCCCCCTTGGGCTCCTCGCTACTTGCCTTCCAAACGTTATGCCTTTATCAAGGACAAGGTGCCTGCTCAGAGTGTGTCTTTTGAGGGAGGGAGGGGAGGGGATGCTCGTGAAAAGGAAAAATTTGACTTGCCTAGAAACCGATGGGAACATGAGTATTGGCCAAGGGGAATGTCTCACAAAACCCGGTGGCAACGAAAACATTTCTCCAACTTTGACGCCAAGGATGAAGCCATGTGTCGAAAGCCATGGTCGTCCCTCCCCGAATCAAAATTGCGTCCCGGTCAGATAATGACGGAAGAATTCAAGTCCCTCTTTAAGAAGCAAAAGGAGCGAGAAGCCAATGTCATCCCGGCGGGTATCCCCAAGACCATGATGGACTCCATGTTTCGGTCCAAAGAGCATGAAAGGCGTGAGGATGAGATCCTCGAAGCCTACGAGGCCGCATGTGAACCCATTCGGGCCCGCTTTCCGCGTGCGACACGAGAGGCCCTGTTACGCCATCACACTCTGAAAGAGATTGAAAAGATGGAAGACGATGCTGCGGCAGCCGTCAAGGAAGCACAAGATTTAGCTGAAGCAAAAGCCAATGAACCACCTCCTCGCCAATTGACATTTGAAGATTTATTTCGGGTAGGGAGTGAGGAGGAGGAAACAAGTGATAGTGGCGAAGACGAGGAGGAGTGTGAGGCAAAAAAGCGAAGGACACCCGAACGTTCAAAACAAAATCAAAAACCACACCTCTTGCCCTATTCTGGAGTTTCGCTTCCCAAAACTCGGGCAAAAAGAGAAGCCAGGACCAAACCCTCCAAAGTGATTGACAAAGGCTCCACCGAATCAAGGTCCAAATCGTCTTGTAACAGTCCCAAGACTCATCATGCTTCTGCAAAGGAAAAGTCAGACCCCGAACCCAAGGCGTCAACCCAGACCAAGCGACGGAGGTCTCCTCCACCCCCCAGGAGATCATCGAGAATCCGTAAACGTGCAGTGAAGCCTTGAAATAAATGATTGGAATGACAACACATAAAATTTGGTTTTCTACTCAGTTTAGGATTCCTACGTGTGGCCTTAAGTTTGAGACCTGGTCACAAACTCTGACCCATCCAATAAATGTCAGCCTTTAAAAAAAAATATAATTTGAAGGAACGTCAATACCGTTCGCGAAAAATCCGCCAAAAGTTTCCCTCGCGAGTCCCCGTCATTGTGGAAAAGCAACCCAAGTCAGATGTGCCAGACATTGACAAGACCCAATTCCTTGTACCCTCTGATTTGACCGTCGGCCAATTTGCCTATGTTATCCGGAAACGTCTTACCCTCGCACCTGAGCAAGCCATTTTTCTTTTTGTGGGAAATGCCCTCCCCCCTACGGCAGCCCTCATGTCCGCCATCTATGAACGGTGCAAAGACCGAGACGACGGGTTGTTGTATGTTGTCTATGCCGGTGAAAACACTTTTGGTTTCAATTGGCGTTAGCCAATCCAAACCATTAGGTTTGCATCTTGTTTCAATTGGCGTTAGCCAATCTAGAGATTTTCAGGGGAAAGTCTCTTCTTGTTTGGGAATTTAAAAAAAAAATAAGAATTTCCGTTTCTTTTTCTGCAAAAAGAATTTGTGTTGCCAATACAAATTTTAAAGCACACTCCCTCTTTCTCTCATGTCTGCCAGCTCTGGATCAGGAAAATTGTTGCTCGGAGCCTTGGGTGTCGGTGCAGTAGGTACAGGGATTTTTGCTGCATGGAAAGCCTACCTGAAGCAGCAAAAAGAAAAGACCAAGGAAATTGGCCAGACACCAACCCCAGTCAAACCGTCAAGGACCTTAACCTTTGAACCCCTTGAAGCTGCCCTTCAGTCCCACGCCAAACTTGGTGCATCGAACCAATCCTTGAGGCCATTGTCCCCGGTGACAGCTTGTGGAGAAGACGACCACGAAAAGGAAATGATAGATCTCTTTGGGGCATCGGTGGCCATTGTCACCTTGGGTGTTCCCGGCTCAGGTCGTGCCTCGGTTGTTGACACCATGCGACCTTGGTTGGGTGCATGGTCTTTTCAGACACGCCACTTGACCTTGGCCAATGTTTTGGGTCAGGGCTACCGCTCAGGGGGCTACTCGGAGGATGCCATCAGTGAACTTCTCCAACGTTATGGGGAATTGACTGCCGTTGACGGGACCGCCTACGTGAAACTTGTCTGCCAGCGTGCATGGGAACGTTCTCGGTCACCCACTGTTTTTTTGATTTCCGACTTGACCTCGGAGACGGAAATCCGCTTCCTCCAATCCCGCTTCAAGACGGTCATTGTTCTTCACGTCGTGAATTCACCCACCGTCGACCCACTTCCCTTTGCGGACTATTGTGTGCGCAACACGGGAACCCGAGAAGAATTGGGGGAGCAAATTGGTCTGTATTTTTCGGGCCACATCTTGCCGGCCCTCAAGGGCATGATGGACCTTGAGGATGTGAGGAAAGGTCTTGAGAGCCATGTGATTCGAACAGAGGACGTGGTCTATTACGACACCAATGCCCTCTTTGCAGATCCAGGAACCCTCTTTGCCTGCATGTACATGTTTGCCGCCCTGCTCAAGACCAAGAATGTGCACTCCAAGATTGATGCCATTGTTGCCGTGTCGGCCAAGGCGGTTCCCCTGACGACCTGCTTGACCTACATGTTGAACAAGTCCAACCCGTCTCTCCTCTACCACACCCATGTCCACGAAGACTTGGTCCCCTACCCCGTCGAGTGGGCTGGAGGCGAGTCGGCTGTCGGACCCTTTGCTGTCGGGTGGGCTCCCCACCTCTTGCCCACCGGCTCCAAGATTTTGCTCGTGGATGACATCTTGGCCTCGGGTAGGCGGGCATCAGCCGTAGGGGATCTCGCCGAAAAGTTGGGTTACGAAGTGGCTGGCCTGTCGGTTCTCTTTGTCATTGACCAAGGAGACAAGGAACGTGCAACCCTGGACTTTCCCCTCATTCCCCTCTTGGAGCTTTAACTTGGAAATAAATACTTCGGAAATCCAACACCGTCTCAGGCTGGTCTGGCCCTGTATAACATCGACAATGTAAGACCATGTTACTCAAGTTTCAAGTGAATAGGGGCCGGTAAACCCAAATATACACTTGGGAATTTTGCGGTGGGTACAAGAATCAAGTTGTTTCAGTAGCTATTTTGTATAATTTCTTATTTCATAAGTATATATTTGGCTGATGAAGACATTCCAGTCTAATCAAAAATGTCGAAATGTTATTTTTCTTCACTTTACAATCACACTATTATGAAAAGGGTACGTGAACCTGCAGAGATGAGTGCAAGAACCAAGTCATCGAAAACCAAGTCGTCGAAGCCAATCGAAGAAGCTTGCCCAATTTGTTGTGATACCTATACCAAGGTTAAACGCCCTGCCATTGAATGCCCCTTGGCGGCATGTGATTTCAAGGCATGCAAGGCCTGCGTCATGAAGTACCTTTCAGAAGACACCTACGATGCACCTCATTGTATGAAGTGTCGTGAGCCATGGCTCAACTCGTTTGTCCAATCCGTCTGCACAAAGACGTTTTGGAAGGGGGCGTTCCGGGATCACATGCAACGGCTCGTCATGGATCGCGAGCGCAATGTGCTACCCCAAAGCCAGACTTGGGTGGCCCACTACAAGAGGTGGCGGACGAGTAAAGATCGACATGAAGAGTCCCATAAGAAGATTCTTGAATTGAAACGGCAGCTCCGCGAAGCAGAAGGTGTTTGGCGGAAGTCCATGAATGAAGAAGCTCGCCTCTTGCGTGACATGCAGACGGGCCAACGTCGTTTGGTCGAGACGGAGGATGGACGGTTCATTGACGCTGGAGATCAAGGGGATGATGGTTCCAAGGACCACAAGCCAGCCGTGACGATGGGATGCCCTGAGGATGGATGTCGTGGATTTGTCGGGGAGAGATCCCAATGTGGCGTTTGCAACGTCTTTGTGTGTGCCAAGTGTCGCAAGACCAAGGCTGCCTATGTTGACGAAGACCACGAGTGCAAAGAGGAGGATGTCAAGTCGGTGGCTTTTCTCAAGAAGGATTCCAAGCCATGCCCCAACTGTGCCGCACCCATCCATCGGATTTCAGGGTGCTCCCACATGTGGTGCACGGCGTGTCACACGGCGTTTTGCTGGAATTCCTTGCGCGTCTTGAATGCTGCCAGGACCCACAATCCACACATGGCCCAATGGCTTATGCATAATGCCGGCCAGCTTGGTGATGCTGCCCGTAGACGGATGGGTCTCAATCGTGCCGACTACAACACCTTTCAAAACTTCCGTGCCATTCTCCAGCGTGACCCAAAGACGGGGATTCTGACCCAGGCATGGACCCTCCGCAACCATTTTGCCCATCTCATTACTCGAATCCGGGCACCTCTTGCCAATAATGGAACCCTCCGGATGGCACGCCTTGCCTACCTCACAGGTGAACTTGATGCCAAGGAATGGGAAGCCAAGGTGAGACGGTTTGACTTGGCACGTCAGCGGATCGAGGCCAAGACTCAACTTTTTGAAACCTACATTACGGGGATGGATGGGGTCAATTGCCGAATCACGACTGCCGGTGCCTCCAAGATTGACACAGTCACCCTCATGAAAGACTTGGAAGAGTTGCGAACCTTCTTCAATGAGTCGTGGATGGCGGCTTATGAGGCGGGAGACATTGGTTCCGTCAAGCGTCAGATTTCTCCGACATTTCATTGGTACCGGATGGCATGCAAGTGTGGAGGGGCTCGTTATTGTTATGCATGTGGCCGTGATTGAAGTGGTCATGATTGAAATGGTCATGTCATTCCCAACCAGGTAACCTTGACCTATGAATTTGAAATTTCTGATGAGACGGAAAGGTGGTTCCAGGAGCTTAGCGAAGATGAATTTTGTAAAAGCCCGGACGGGCATCCCCAACCACCCTTTCAAACCTTTCTTGACATTTGCCATACAAGGAACTTCCCATTTATTGGGACAACCAAGGACTATTGTACCCAATGCTTCCAAAGCCTTGAGGAGGAGGAGGAGGCAGATGGGTGCAGTGAGATTTTACCAGACACAACTTTGTCCGTTTGTGAGGGTCATGTCACTCTTCGTTTTGTTCTATCTACTCAGTAGTGCGTCCAGCGGCGCAACTCGGCGCGCAACTCGTCAAAGGTCGGGCGCCGCGAGACGTCGCGGTGGAGGCAGGACTCTACCAACATGGGGAGGGGAAAGGAGAGTTCCCGCATGACCCCTCTAACGTCGCCGTGCAGGAGAGGTGTGGGGTCCACAGACTTCTCCAGCTTGGCGCGCACCTTCTGGAGCTCCGTCAGGTTCTCGGCCGTCGTGCGCTCGTCGCGCTGGCGGTACGTCAGGAACGCCTGCACGATGAGGACGCCAAAGGCGTACACGTCGTCGGACCGTGACCCGGGGCGCGCCGCCGGGACGCCCGGCGCCGGGCGCCCGCTCGAATACTCTGGTGCAGGCCGCGCCCGCGAAAAGTTGGTGATGTGTGCCACAAAGCCGCGTATGTCGGGCGTCACAATCACGCTGCCGTCGTCGATGGAGCCGTGCGCCCAGCCCATCTTGTGGATGTACTGGAAGCCCTTGCTCAGCTGCAGCAGCATCTTGATGACGGCGCGGCAGAACATGAGGGCGTCGCTGGGCGCGGTCCACATGTGCAGCAGCTCGAACGACGTCCGGCCGTCGGGCGTCGTCGGCGGGTGGGACAGCAGCACGGTGCCCAGCGACTCGTCGCCCACCGCCGTGTCCTTGGTCATGCCGATCACCTGCACCACGTTCTCGTGCCGCAGCATGACCAGCCCGCCGCCGTCGCTCTCCAGGCCCTTGCGGCACCGCGTGTGCAGCAGCGCCGGCTTGGACAGCAGCTCGCCGTGGTACAGGTTGGGCGCCAGCTCGGGGCGCGTCACCTTGACGTCCAGCCAGCGCAGGAGGCGCGCCGGTCGCGCCGGGTTGAACGCCGTCCTCTCGCGCGTGCGGCCGCCCTCGACGTGGGTGTCAGCCGCCGCGGTGACTTGCAAGTGGATGTCGCCCACTTCAAAGTGGAACTGCCCGCCGATGCAGTAGCGCTGGTGCTCGTGCAGGCGGATCGGCGTCGACGTGAAGGCGATCTGCACCCAGTGGGGCTTGGCCTGCCCGTCCTGCGACCGCTTCAGGATCCACAGCGGATTGGTCGGAGCGGTCCCGTCGCTCCTCGGGATGACACGGATGAAGAAGCCCTTCTCCTCCACCCGTGGGTCGGTGGACTCGATGTACTCAAAGACGCAGTGCGCTTGGCGGGAGGTAAGCAGCGCCTGCTGCTCCGGGCTGCGCGGGCTGTAGAACCGCGCGTTTGGGTACGACGCCAGAATCAGCTGGCGAACCTTCTCGCGGCCGATGTACAGAGGCCGGTTCGGAAAGATTTCGAACTCGTCGCTGGTCGTCTTGCCCGTCTTGACGTAAAGCCACATGTTGGACACGCCGCCGCCGCGCCGCGGGCGGGAGAAAGAGCCGGCGTCCGGCGAACGAGAGTCCTCCCCCGTCTTCGTCGGCCCGTCGCTCAGGCCGCCGACACCGGCGCCGGAACCAGAGCTTGCAATGTAGGGTGTGGCCATGACAAGGAGCAAGCAGGTAGGGGAAGGGAGTGGGGGGTGGGGTTCTGAGAGAGGGAGGGCGTCTCTGAGACGCGGTAAGAACAAGTGTGAGGCAGAAAGCTACTTAGGGTCGCTTAGAATCAATAACACTTGTAGATCGCCGTTGCGCGCCAGGAATTCGCCTGCGATACGGCCAAGGCCCGTCTGAAGTGAATGAAAACTATGTCATCCGTAGAGAGGGTCACATCAGAAGGAGAACTGTGCGGTTATAGAAGCGCCCGTCCAGGCGCGCGCCTCCGCCGACCCCCCGCCACTCCCGGGGAAGAGGTCTCCATGATGGCGCAGTCCCTGTCTGACTACAACGCGCGGCGCCTCGATGCTCTGTCAAGGGCTGTAAAGTCCACGTGAAGACGGGTGAAGTGGAAGGGTGGGGAGGGGGCCAAGCCCTTCCCTTGTCCACTTGCCACTGGTGTGGTGCTCCAATATGTGCTGACCATCGCCATGCTGCCTTTGTGACTGACCCGATAGGTGACGGTTTCACTTGCGGGAAACATGTGTGGTGTCCTTCATGTGATACTGACGCCAAGACAAAGTTTTGTATAGGTGCTTTGGGTGGCCTGACGGGTGGCCTGACCATAGGCTTGGCAGGTGCCTACTTGATGAGGTAGACTCTAAAGTTTCGGTCGGGGTTGATCAAACGTTCTTTGATTTTCTCCTCCTTCTTGAGACCCCAAGACCGCAAGCCACCTGAGAAACTCGAAAAGAATATCAAGTGCTTCAACCCTTTCCTCATCTTCACTTCTTGGCTTGGATTGAAAACGCAGCTTGACCATTTGGTGAGATAAAAGTGTGGTTGGTTTTATTTTCGTTTGACAAGATCCTGGAGGTGAAGCAGGGCGAGGCGGTGGGCGGCCGTCCTCAAGGACACTTTGCGAGCCCTCGCGTATTCAAACACCCGATGAAAGGCCTTGACCATTTTGGCTTGGAGAAAATCGTCCACGCGGGCCTCGGTCCATTGATCATGGCGTTGGTTCTGGACCCATTCTGCGTAGGAGACGGTGACACCCCCCGAGTTGGCCAAGATGTCTGGAACGACGTCGATGCCTCGTTGGTCCAAGATGTCGTCCGCAAGAAGGTCGGTAGGTCCATTCGCACCTTCCAATACGACCTTGCACTTGAGGGCACGCGCCTCGGTGGAGCCAATCTGGAGTTGAAGGGCGGCCGGGACACAAAGGAAGGCTTGGAGGCCCCAAAAATCTTGGCGCCGGATGGCACGCACCCCTGGAATGGATGCTACACCATCCAGGCCCCGATGAGCCTTGGCGTGACGTACCAAGGCGCCAATGTCAAGGCCGGATGAGGAAGAGGCAGCGTAGTAGCCGGTGTGGTCACCCACACCGACCATACGCATGCCCTCCCCCGCAAGAATTTGGGCCAAGTGGGACCCAACATTTCCAAAGCCTTGCAAAATAAAATCCTTTCCCTTCCACTCCACACCCGTCACTCGACAATATTCCTTGAGGCAGAGGAAAAGACCTGTCGCTGTAGCGGAGGTACGTCCCAAGGAACCTCCACACGCAAGTGACTTGCCTGTCGTTACGGGATAGACGGTGCGTCCCGACCGTTCCGAAAAGGCCCACATCATCCAATCCATGGTTTGGTCATCAGTCCCCATGTCAGGTCCCGGAATGTCGGTGTGAGGCCCAATCAACTTGCCCATCCCAAAGGTAAAGGCGCGTGTGATGCGCTTCAAGTCCTCCTTGGAGTAGTCACGCGGGTCGAATTTGATGCCTCCCTTGGCACCTCCTAGGGGAAGGCCTTGGAGGGCGCACTTGTAGGTCATCCAGGCAGCCAAGGCCTTGCACTCGTCGAGGTAGGTGTGAGGGTGGAAGCGCATCCCTCCCTTGTAGGGCCCAAGAATGTTGGAGTGTTGAACCCGGTAGCCTTTAAAGACCCGGAGCTCCCCAGAGGTGAGGCGGACGGGAAAGTGGAACATGACCTCACGATCGGGTTCCTCAACCGTCGCCCTCAAGTCTGGATCCACCTCTGGGCAGTCTGCGGCCTTGGCCAACTGGCCTTGGGCCAAGGCATACAAATTTTCCTTAGAGTCCATTTTTTATTATGTGACCAAGGTTTCGAAAAACCGCATCTTGGCCAAATGATGAAAAAGACTTGAACAATTTTAACCCTTCTTTCCATGCAGAACCAAGTGACTTGGGACTTTATCCTCAAGGCAGCTCCTCCTGGCCAGACCTTGGCTCAACATTCGCCCCTCTCTCCCATCAAGGCCATTTCCACTTTTCGTCTTGCCAAGAAGATTGATCCTGCAACCATTGATTTTTTCAAGCTTCGCGAAGAGGCTACCAAGGCGTTTGACCGGCTTGGCTGCCCTTATGACTCGTCAAGCTTGGCCATTGGTCCCTTGACCCGTGTCGTCGAAGATGAACTTCGTGGCTGGTGGACCTTTGGCTTGACGGGGCCCGTGACTCTCAACCTTCCCAACAGGTGTTGTGGGGAGAAGGTCTGCGCCATTCGGCAGTTTTATGGTTGCATTGTAAAGATTCTCAAAGAAACTTTATCATAACGATAATGGAACCGGTGAGGGTCATTCTGTCAATTCCCAATGGAACCAGCTTCTGTCCAAGAACAATGTAAAAAAGAAAGATGGCTTGGCTTTGGTCTCCCTTGTCACTGTGGAGTATGTTTAGAACCAAGAGATAGGTCTTACGCTGCAAAATTCTTCTTGGCACTTGATGGACCAGAACGTCTCGTCACCCTGGGACCCAAGGGGTGGAGCCTCGAGGAAATGGTCTTGGAAGACGAAATTCCCAAGTTGGTTCCCGCTCTACAGCGCCTCCGCGAAAACACTCTCTGGTGGATTGAGGACGATGAAGATTTACCCAAAAATGGTGTGATTGACGGAGATGACGTTTCTGATGCCTTGAAGGAATGGTTTATGGTATGTAAATGGTGTTGTGAGGGTTCAAGATGTCCGACTCCACCAATCACTTTGGCCAAGATGGTCTTTGGTCCACTGACGGTCATAAACCTATGGGAATAATATTTATTGGTTTTTCTTGGTCTTCTTTGTGGTAATCTTCTTTTTCTTCTTTGTTGTGGTCTTCTTCTTGATAACCGATTGTTTCCTCGCTCCACGCAGGGGCGGCACACGCGTCGCCAACCACAACCATGGGACATGGTAAGAGGAGGACCTGCCTACTATGACTTGGGCCGTTTTTCCTCCATCGGCAGGACCTTTGTAGGTCCCATAGAGTTTCGCCATGTTGGGCCCCGGATAAAATCCTACCATTTGACCCACCTTGAGATTTTTCTTCAAGTAGATGACTCTTTCGTCTTCCCCTATATTTTCTTCCGTATAGCCAAGCTTCTGGCCAAGAGCGTGGCGGTAGGTAGTTTGGCCAAATAGGGCCTTGTTGATCCGTCGGAAACGTACCCCATGACCGTCCTTCTCAGGACAAAACATTTCGACCATGGCATGCACCATTTCATGTACAAACACCTGAAGCATACATCTCAAGGGGGAAGAGCATAGGATCCCACCAACCGAGTAGGTCTTGGGCGACTTTTCTGCATGAAACAAATCCTTGTGACACAATACATCCTTGGACATGTTAATCTTTAGAATTTTTCCGAGGCGATGATGGCTCCACTTGCAGTAGCCGGCGACACCCGTAGATGTCAATTTCGCCCCTGGTTTGTCGCGTGTGTGGCGGCGCATCTTGGGATGGTATGGCGAGACGCCACATTTTTGGTGGATTTGGTGGCGACGAATGTACCGTCCAAGAATACCACCAAGCCACATGACGTCTACGAGGGCAAAAAGTTTCAAGAGGCGAGGGCCGTCCATCTTGTCAAGACGCTCATCAAAGCCAAGATCCAATGCCCCCTTGTAGAGTTTGTCAAAGAGTACACGTCTCTCCTTGGGGGTCACCCGGTGGGTCTTCCAGTAGTCACAAAATGCCTTCCCCCTCTCTGGAATATTTCTCCAAGACGTTACCTGGTGGGGATTTGGGAAAGGCTTGGCAGGCTTGGGAAGAACCTTGTCTTTCTTGTATACGCCGGGTGGGAAATAGGGAACACGCCTGTCATAATGGTGGTGGTGGTGACGATGATGTCTCCGCCTCTTTGGCGTCTCCAAGCCAAAAAGACGCTTGAGCCAAGTCCACATTGTTTTAATTCTACTTGCGATTTATTTCTGTAGGAGTGGTGTATTCCCTGCAGCTAAGAACAAAGTCACATGAGTCGCGATGACAAGGCCCTCGTAATTTATTGTAATTTTGTCCGAAACACTTAGGGGTGAGCTACCTAGCGGATTATGAGGTGTCAGTTCATCTGACCCTCACCCTAATAAGAGCAACGAAACGATACGACCAACGAAAAGTCATTTAATCGCCGACCTGGGTCGTGTTGCATCCCATTGGTAGAGTTGGACCACAAAGGATGGGTTGGACAAGACTGGTCTCCCTTGGCGCATAATTGAAATAATCTCGTGGACGGGGGCATTCGTAATGATCGCCAAAAAGGCAGCGGCAAGAGCACCAGACCGGTTAATTCCTTGGTGACAATTGATAAGAACTTGGCCACTTCCCGGCTCATCAAAAATTTTCAATATAACTTCAAGGACCTCACGAAGATGTTGGAGGATGGGGTAGCCTGCCGCGTCATAGGCCAAAATCTCCGTGTAGGAATCGATACCCTCCGGGTTGGCCTTCCCAGGTGTGTGCCACGAGGGTCTGCCAGGGTGGTGGCCGACATTGACCACGTGACGGATACCGGTGGCACGTAGCCAGGGAAGATTAGAGGCATCACGTTGAGACCCAAGCCACATGGAATTCTCCAGCAGAGATATGGGAGGAAATTCCATTTATTAGAGGTGAGGACAAATGAATTTGCCCTCACCACTAGAGGTGTGTTCGCTCAAACTGATCCTTGACAAAATCGAAAGCTAGACAAGTATATGTATTTTGTTCTTGTTTTTGATCTGCAAGACATTTTCCCAAGGATCAGTTTGAGCGAACACACC